AGGCTGTACACAGGGTTCCGCATCGGTTCTGGTTTATCAAGTGGGGGACAAAGGCGATCCGGCAAGATATTGTCTGCCGGAACCCCTATAGCCAGATAACATATAGTGAGTATATAGAATTGAAATAGGTTTTGTCATACATTTAATGTTGAAAGTAGAGTTCACGGCCGTCTTGTCTGGGAAGATAAGGCGGCTTTTTTTGTAGCTAATGGCTATTAGTGAAAAAATGAGCTATTAGTTATTGTGGTTTCAAATTCTTAAATAACTTTGACGAATACTTTAAATACAAATAATTTATGTATAGTTCTAAACGTATAAGTAAATTCTATCAAATAAGAGGGCAATGGGACTCTGTAGATAAATCTTTTGTTGACTATGTTAATTCTGGTATGGCGTTGGTTCAATCAGAAAAGCGTTTTTTCGACGCAAAAAGTGAAGATGAATTGTGTGGAGATAAAGCGATTGATGTGATGTTTTTAGAAAAAGCATTTTTGAATGGTGGTCTTATATACTTGTTTTCACAGTTGGAATATTATTTGCATTTTGCTAAAAGAGAAATCTCTAGGTTATTGGGAAAAGAAGATAATACAAAATTTACTCGTAATATTATAAAGAATGAGGTTAAGCATATTTTTTCATTTAGAAGAGAGACCATAGATTCTATCCCATCTCTTAACGAGAAGTGGAAGGTAATACTTTTATACAGAGATATAAGAAATGTTTTTGTACATGATAATGGAATCACAGACAAACCAGAGGTTTTTTACAATATTATTTTTAATAATAGAATATCTTCACTTGTAACATGTATCCTCTCTTATTATCAAAGAACCGAAATATGTATAACTAAAGACTTTGTTTTGCAAGTATGTAAGGATATAACTTTGTTCTTTAATGAACTGCTTGATCATTTTGACACCAGATGTTAGTGGCAAAATAATTAATTTTTTTTGTCAGATGTAACTTTTACTAATTCTTTATTTCACGAATTAAAATAAATGAGTGCCTGGGCTAGATTGAGTTCGGGCATTTTTCTTTTTGCTATATTTGTCCCGGTAATAGTAAATTAATGTATATATGATAAATAGATCTGGATGATAGCATAGATTTTAACCTACATATAAAAGGGGCGGAAGAAGCCCCCAGCCGTTAAGTAAAATCTCTAACCTTCCTACTTAACGCAAACACGCGACAAACCCGCATGGCCGGGGGCTAAAGCCCTCTTCCACGGGTTCGTTGCGTTTTGCTTTTAGGAAAATAAAGGTTGCAAATGTTTGGCCTTTTCGGATAAGTCTAACAGGTCGACCTAATTTATTTTAGACTATCCCATTTGAATAAGGATAACAACTTCCTGTTGGCTTCCCAAAGTACACTGTAATCCCGTTCGATATACACACGAACCAATTTTTACTTTTCATTTGTATGTTGTATTTTGTTATAGAATGGGTAAAAGAAACTTCTGTTGTTAGTGACCTC